GGACAAGTTCCACACCTTCGCTTGGCTGGGGGATACGTAAAATATAGCTACGATGAAGAGGTATGGTATGATCTTTTCCCGCTCATTGACATAACCCCAAGCGTAAAGGTGGGGGAGGTAAAGACGTTACCCGCAGGTAGCAAGGCTTCGGTAACGAACGTTAGCGGGGATAAGGACGCTATTTTCGACTTTGGAATCCCTATGGGAAATACTGGGGCCAAGGGAGAGAAGGGAGATGGGTATGATTTGTTGGGATTCAAGGATACGGCGGATGCTTTGCCTTCCACCGCTAATATCGGTGATGCTTACGCTGTAGGAACTTCCTCCCCATATCATCTTTACGTATGGAAGGACAATGTTAGTAAGTTCGTTGATATAGGCTCACTTAACGAGATAAAGGCCTCTATCTTTGACGGGGGTAGGGCTGATAGTAATTATGGTGGGACAAGAACCATCGATTGCGGTGGGGCTGACGCTTATTTGGTGTAACTCATAAATTATTTACCTATGGAAAGAATTCAGTTAAGAAGAGATACGTCGACAAGATGGAGAGAGGTGAACCCTATTCTCATGGAAGGTGAGGTCGGATTTGAGACGGATACCAGATTGAGAAAGATCGGTGATGGCGTGAATCGCTGGAATGACCTTGAGTATTTGAAGGCAGAAGGTATTGTACAAGAAATAGGGAATAGCGAGGATGTATCCATTAGCCAGAAAACGCTTTCTAATGAAACATTTTTGAATCGTGTGAACTTAAAAAGCTCAAATGATTTAGACTTGTGTACTCAAATTGGAATTTATACATGGATAAATGATGAGGTTCCTATAAATTCCCCGGTACAAGGCTTAGGTTTAATGAACGTATTTCCCTATCTCCTAGATAAAGATGTCTTAAAACATCGAATTGTCCAGCAAGTCTTCGATTACTATGGGAGAATGTATGTCAGGTATAAAGGTAGTGGAGAATGGGGTGATTGGAACAGGCCTGCTGAAAAATCCATATTGGATAACACCGTAGACAATACTTTCACTTACAGAAGAAGTTTAAATTCGGATAACAATTTAGATGAGATCTCTCATATCGGGATATACTCGTGGATATCGAGCTCGGTTCCTCAAAACGCACCAGTTAGTTACGGAGGCGTACTTCTATTATTCCCTTATTTCCGGACGGAGTATACCGAGTTAAGCCGTACCGTGCAAATAGTCATAGCCTCAAGCGGGAAGATGTTCTCCCGATATCGTACCACATCGGGTTGGGGTTCTTGGGTCTCTGGAGGATCGGGAGGATCTGGAGAGACTTATGAGGATCGATTGATGAGGGCGTTTTTAGATAAAACTTTCACGACGTGGCAACCCGAAGGTAATATACCTCGTAATTCACAAGATTTGTCATATTACAGTGGGGCTATAAGTGGGCTGCCTTATAGCTCCGTGTTTAATTTTGGTAACGACATTTACTATAACCGTGGTCTCTCCTCCTTTTTTTCGGCGGTAAAGAATAAGGGAAGTGTTTTATATAGTAAAGGTTACGGACAGGACACTAGAAGAGGCTCTTATTATGGTACCGTTTGCTCTACTTTTGGATCTTATATATCTGGTCAAAAGATATATTATACCACGACGGAGATTCCGGAGGTTGCCGAGGAGATCACCTATGTTGATATCGAGCAAATAAACATAGGTGATATTTTGTGGACTTCCGGGCATTGTAAGGTTGTTTCCTCTGTCAATGTGGATGAGGATGGCATCTATAATATCGTCGTTACGGAGCAAGGAGGATATAATATGATGGAAACGGTTTACGATAAAGATGGGTTTGAGAAAATCCTTAAAGGGATAGATCCTCATGATAAGAGGGTCTTTAAATTATACCGCTTCCAAAATCAAAGGATACCGGTTTTGCCTAAAATAGAATATAGCGAGAATGTCATTTCTGAATATGGGGATAGGACCTATTTTGAGCAAGGGCAAGATGTCTTTATAGCGGTCAAAGACGGGAATCATATTAATATTTCTGATGGAAGCAATACGAATAGATACCTTTTATCGGGAATGTCCTCTAAAATCGTGAACGGGATCGAGCTATATAATGTGCGACCATATCTATCAGGGACGGCAGAGTATGATTTGTATACCGATAATGATGATCTTCACGCTAAACTATCTGTGATAGACATGGGTGATGTTATCTTGGATGATATTACCGTGAGGTTGACAGGATACAGCGACAATGTAAAACCTAGCTGGTATAACGTAATATACCTAATAGAAGCGGAGGAAGGAGAGTACCCGTATTTTCCTGCCCCAGAAGGATACATGGGGCATAATGCCGTGATGTGCAAGGATTTCATAAAAGACAATACTTTTAACGTAATCATGAGGGATGTGAAGGATTATGCCTCTGGATATTACGTCAGATGTTATTATGAAACAAGATTTGGATTAGCTTATAAGGATAGTAATATCATTATGATAAAATAATTTATAGATATGGACAGAGTATTACAAAGAAGAGATACGGCATCGAACTGGGCTAAGTTTAACCCTGTTCTTTCGGAAGGGGAGATAGGAATCGTCATCGACGGAGGTAAAGGTTATAAGATAGGTGACGGTGTCACACATTGGAATGATCTGGAATACCCCTCTAATCCAACCAGTGTTGTGGGCACGATCGGAGATAGCGAGGTTGCCGTGATTAACCAGAAAGGCGTATCCTCTTTGGTCGGCCTAGACACGTACCCTGTCTTCTCCGATACCAAGCCCTACGTAAAAGGCGAGATCGTTAATTACGGCGGTCTCTTGTACGAGTTCACGGCTGATCATGAGGCGGGGGCGTGGATTGGCACGGACGCGAGGGAGACGAGCTTGAGGGGGGAGGTAAGTAATGTTACGGACAAATTTATCGTTTTAGGAAGTACTAATTTCATTAAAGATTGTTATGACATAACTAAAGATGAGAATATAACTATAACGCCTAATGGTATAATTAAAGATAATAATACATTTGATTATGTCGGTAAATCTGTTTACTTTGAAAATAGTGATTCAGGATTACTTGATTTTAGGTATATATTGAGTAATATTCCAGAATATGTTGAATATGGAAGAAAAATTAAGATTATAGCAGAAATTAGTGTAAAAGGAACTCCAGAAGGAGGTAATAATCAAATCAGAATTATTACTAACAATGAAAATGTAATAAATCATACTTCGAAAGAATATAATAAGGATGGAATATATAAATATCAAGCAGAGATAATATATTCACAAGAGATTAAATCTATAGGAATTTTTATAATAAGATATGTGGAACCTGCTTCAATAGAGGTTGGTAGAGTATATATTGGGTACGATAATTATGGTTCTATCATAGGAGATAATAATATATACAATAATATACAAAATCTATATTTAAAAAACACAGAACAATCATTAGATATAGAAAATAAAACTAATATTTTAGGTTCATATAACTTTATTAGAGATACATTTAATATTGTTGATAGCAACTGTAATATTTTAAATGGAGTAGTTGAAGAGAATACTGTATTTAATTATAATGGCAATGTTTGCAAATTTCATGGTACAGATAGCGATGTGGTAGATTGTCGTATAATATTACAAAAACTTCCTGATGACGTAAGAGTTGGATCTATGATTAAAGTTGTTGCTGAAGTTTTTGCAGAGGATATCCCAGATAAATATTACGTCAATTTTAGTGTTTTAAAAGCAGGAAGCTCCAGCAGACTGAATGAAAAAAAAATAGTAAATGGGTATTCTGTATATAAATCTGATAGTATAGAAGTTACTCAATCCATGAAAGATGCCATATATTCTTCTGTTGTATTATTTTTTCCTATTCAAACATTTGCCTATCCATGTAAAATTACAATAGGAAGAGTTTATATTGGATATGATACTAATGGAAGCTCACTGGGTGATTACAATATATACAAAAGATTAAATTCATTAGATGATACTACGAAAGATATCACTAATAAATTGAACTCATTGAAAGTTAATAATTCTCATAACTTCCTTACTTCACCTACAGATGTCAATAGTGATGTTTCCGTTGGAACATATAATGCGGAACTTGCTGAAAATACTATATTCAACTATGAAGGTAATATGTTCAAATATAGTGGTGGAGAAGATATTAAAGATTGTCGAATATTTATGCAATACATTCCAAATTGGGTAAAAGTTGGACAAAAGATTAAGATTTTAGCAGAAGTTTATATAGACGGTGTTTATGCAAATTTTAGAAAATTGGTAGCAAATCAAGTTGTAGAAGGTGTAACTACTATGTATAGAGGATATAATGTTCTTGAATTTAAGGATATAGAAGTTACTGAATCACTTAAAAATGCAAAAGTAGGTGCTTTGGGAATTTTTACACCTCTACAAGCAGGTGATGTGACGGTCTATATAGGAAGAATGTATATGGGCTTAGACGGAGAGGGTTCACTTATAGGTGATACTAATTTGGATAAAAGACTTAAGGAATTAGAGAATTTTAATATAAAGGAAAAAATAAATTATTTAAGTAACGCTAATTCGCCTAATGTAATGGTATCGCCAAATGGTGATAGATTTATACTATCAATATCTGACTCTGGTCAAATCTCAGCAAGTAAAATATCTTGCAAGAAAATATTATACCTTGGAAATTCGTTTGTATCTCATATTCCAGATGAATCAAAAGGTTGGACACCTACTGAGGCATGGGGTATGGCTGCAGAAACAAAGGAAAAAGATTTTGTGCATAGAATTGATACCATGATTAAATCTATTATCCCTAATGCGGAAATAGCAGGAATAATCAACATTGTACCTTGGGAAGGTAATACTCACGGTTTCGAAAAAAGCAAATTAGATTATATACAAGATATTGATTTTGATTGCGTTGTATTTAGGGTTGGAGAAAATGTAAAAGAATGGGATGATTTTGACACACAGGCTATTGATTTGCTTGATAATCACATATTATCTGGTAAAAATAATATACCTGTGTTTGTTTCCTCTATGTTTTCTGTTGAAGCTCCTACTAACAGTATTAGTTCAAAAAATGAGGTATTGAAGAATATAGCAAATCATTATCATACTCCATTCTCTTATATAGGTGTTAATACTGGTACTCAAAATAATATATATAGTGCTATATTATCACCAATTCCTCCTAAATCGGATGGTACAGAATGGAATAAGTCTGATGTTATGTCAAGTGTACTTAATGGACATCCCGGTAATATTGGCCATGATTTTATTGCTTCAAGATTTTTCAATTCCATAAAACTATATTATAAATATTAAATATGTGTTATTATCGTTATCTCTCCTACATATCCGACATCGCCAATTGGTTAAAGTCCATCGCCATAGCCGCCGTTGTCACGGCGATGGACTTCGTGTCACCGATCGAGAATTTCTTGGTGGTGATCCTGTCGCTGGCCTTCATCGATACGTTTTGGGGGTTGGCTGCGGATCACGGGGATTTCCGGAAGAGTAAGTTCATCCGTAGCTGGGTATACATGCTTGTGTATTTCCTGATAATTATCATTTCGTTTTGGCTAGGCGTGATGATGGATATATCGGAGGATAACGCCAAGGCTTTCGTGTCTTGGATCACGTGGGCGATGATATGGTTTTACGGGACCAATGTCTTAAAGAACATGGGCAAGGTATTCCCGGATAACAAAGTAATAGCCTTCTTGTATTGGGTTGCCGCCGTAAAATTCATTAGTAAGATCAATTTCTTGGATGAGTATAACAAGACAAAGAATAAAAAAGGCTCCCCAGATCCAAAAGGATAGGGGAGCCGGATAAATTTTAGCTTCCTGTCTTTCGCAAGGGAGGATAGCAAGGTTAACAAAGCGCATAAAAGTATAAAAAAATAATTGATATGAGAACGATTAACAGGAAAATCAACTTGATCGTGATCCATTGTTCGGCCACTAGGGTAGATAAGGATTATACCCCTGAGCAATTAGAGAGAGACCACAAGGCGAGAGGATTCAACTCCGCGGGTTATAACTATTATATCCGGAAGAGCGGGGAGATAGTATCTATGCGTCCATTGGAATTGATTCCGGCTCATGTGACCGGATATAACAAGAACAGTATAGGAATATGCTATGAGGGTGGTCTTGATCCGGACGGGAATCCGGATGATACACGTACGGAGGCACAGAGACAGTCGATTATAAGGCTGTTGTTGGATTTGGTCGTACAGTTCCCGGATAGTAGGATCTGCGGTCATCGTGACCTATCCCCGGATCTTAACGGTAACGGTAAGATTGAACCGGACGAGTGGATGAAGATGTGTCCGTGTTTTAATGCCGAGGAGGAGTATCGCAATATATGAAACCTTGGCAAGTAATATTAATACTAGTGTGCTTGGTAGCCAGTTTCACGACTGGCTACCATATCCGGGGGGATGTGGATGGCAATCAAATACATAAGACCGACACGTTTACTTATGTTGACACGATACATGACAGCATCCCGTACCCGGTTTATGAGACACTGGTAAAAATAATACCGGAGCCATTCCCTGTTTATATCACGTTGGACGGTGACACGGTCATAGAACCTATATATGTTCCTATGCCGATCACCCAAAAGGAGTACAAGACGGATGATTACCGGCTGTCAATATCCGGCTATAAGCCTAATCTTGATTACATCGATGTATATCGCAAGACTGAGTATATAACCAAGACGATCACCCCCCGTAGATGGGGAATAGGTGTTATTGCCGGTTATGGGATCGGGAAACATGGACTATCACCTTACGTTGGATTGGGTGGATTCTGCAGGATTTGGTGAGGCCTCCATGACTCACGTCCGGGAAGCCCCTATTAACTAGTAATAATAATTCGTCATATGAATAACAAGGGTTGACGTTTTTTTGTTCATGGTTAATTTAATATTAGTTTGATGGTGACTTCGTGAGAACGAACCGGAAAGGGAAGATAAAGAAAAAAAAGAATCTTCCCTAAATAATCGGATCGGAAGTTTGATTATTTTTTCATGCCACGCACGACGGGAAGATTCTTATATGTCTTTCTGCCGTGCATTTTTTTGCCCGGCTTTGATAGTAAAACAAACCACGAAATAAAAAGTTTATGAATAAGGTGGAAATTTTTTACAAAAAAGTGATAGAGGCTGTCTGCAAGGAGTGCGGAACCGATCCGGTAATGATGTTTAGCAACAATAAGGAGAGGAGCGTTGACGCTAGGGGAGTGGCTATAACCATACTGGCCGATCGCAAGTTGAGCGACAATATCATATCCGATCTGACGGGGATGACGAGGCAAGCCGTGAACCGGATGCGTAATTTGTATCCGGACAGGATAAGGAGGAGTTACTATCTGAGAAGAACGGTGGAGAGCGTCAAAGAGGAGCTATCCGGTACGGTCTGAGGGTGCGTTATGTTGTAAGACATGTGATTTGTCTATGAAAAAATTTTCATATAACAAAATTTTTTGCGACATTTGCGGCGTAAAAGGTGATTTTGTAGCCTCGTCAAGTAACCAGCCTTGGCAGAGGCTTTGTTGTATACGAAAAGTTTCATTATGGAAATATATATGCCACATGCGGTAAATGATATTAGGATAGGAGAAGCCTTCAATCATCTATTCAGGATAATCCTGAAAATGGAGAATTCCGATGATGATGATTTCATATGGAACTTCCAATATACGGCATTTGTGACTCCATTTTTCTTATTGCCTCTTATGCTTTATAGAGATAAGTGCGGTAAGAATGTGGTTTGCAAGAATATATCGGACAGTGTTAAAAGCTATCTGGACTCTATTCATTTTGAAGGAGGTGTAGTAGCTGACAGTGTTAGTGATTTTCATAATTATATGGAATATTTTTCTATGAAAAAATATATTCCTATAATAAAGTTCCCGGGATGTAAAAGCAAGGATAGCATAAAAACGATATACTATCTGTAGCAGAGAATATAATGATAAGGCAATTAAATATTGAAGGAGAGTTGAGAAAGGCTTTATCTTATATGCTGACTGAGACGATTGACAATATATCTGAACATTCAGAGAGTGAATTTGGTTATATATTTGCTCAGTATTATCCGTCAAAGAGTTATATAGACATTTGCATAGCGGATAATGGTATAAGTATACTGGGTAGTTATGTTAAGTCAGGCAAGGGAGGTATAACTAACGATGTGGAGGCTTTAAAAAGCGCGGGAAAGGGTATATCGACTAAAAATTTACCAGATACCGAGAATCGTGGTTATGGTATAAGTACTTGCAAGAGAATGTTGTCTAAGGGACTTGGAGGAACATATTTTTTGCTGTCTGGGCAAGCGTTTCATCTTATGTCTGAGGAAGAGACATCATATATAGGACTTCCTAATTATATAAAATGGGATGGAACTATAGTGGCATTAAGGATACCATATAAAGAGGAAAGGATGTTTAATTTTTATGAATATTTAGAATGAAGGTCATGGAAAAGACAATTGTGATATCAGAATTGATAAGGGGAGAGCTTCGTTCTAGGACAGAAGCTAAAAAAATCTATATGAGGGCTAAGGATTTGAATAGTCCATGTGTACGTATTGATTTTAAGGATGTATACTTTATGTCTCGATCATTTGCGGATGAGTTATGCAATACAATAGAGGCATTGGCCTTAGATAAAGTGAGGGTATCTATGGAAAATGAGTGCGACTCTATAGATCTGATGATGAAAATAGTAAAAGGCAATAGAAATAAACCGAGGAATATGCATGAGGACAGTGAGGTTAAAGAATTTTCGGACATGGATTCATTGTCAGAGTTCCTGTCTACCATATAAAATTATTCCATGTTATATAAAAGAGAATGATATGAAAAATTTAGATGAACCAAAAATAGCCAAGGAGTATGATGAATTCCTAGAAAGGAATAGTTTTGATAAATACTCAGATAGAAAAAAACATATATCTAGTCCAACCACGCTACAATGCATGTATTGGAAACAGGTGGAACCGGTAGATATAAAAAGTAACCAACCATAAAAATTAAGCGTTGTATATGCCTTTAGTTTGAAAGGTCTAAACAACAACAATAAGCGTCGTCAATACAAATTGGCGGCGCTTTTTTTGTCTCATCCCCTTCCGCAAAGAACTAGCAACAACCTCGCAACAAGCTAGCAAGGAGATATTTATTTAGCAAGGCACTTCTCTGGATTTTTGTCGTGTCCGGTAATGGTGCCGGATTAACGACAAAAATTAAAGATAATGGATAGAAATTATTTTATCGGCACTCCCGAGGGAGGTAATTCCGGTGGAAGTAAGTTTGACATCATGGCCTTTCTCCCGAGCTTGATGGGCGGTGGTGGAAAATCGTTGGATCCCAACTTGGTCGCCGCGTTAATGAACAACAAGGGCAACCAAGACGCTTGGGGCGGAGGCGGTTGTTGGTGGATCTGGATCATATTGCTGTTCTTCGTATGGGGAGGCTGGGGTGGCAACGGCTTCGGCAACAACGGGGCTAACGGATTACCGGCTCAATTGAACAATGACGCTGGTCGTGAATTGTTGATGAACGCTATCCAAGGAAACGGAACGGCTATCAGCCAATTGTCATCTTCCTTGAATTGCTCAACCCAACAATTACAAAACGCTATCTGCCAGATCCAAGGACAGATCCAGAGCGTGGGTAACCAAGTAGGCATGAGTTCCCAACAAATCATTAACGCCGTCCAAAGTGGTAACAATCAATTATTGAGCCAGATCGCCGAGTGCTGCTGCACGGTTAACAACAACATCACTAAGATGGGCTACGAGAACCAATTGGCTAGCTGCAACCAGACAAACACGCTGGTGAATACGATGAACAACAACACGTTGACTCTCCGTGACTCAGGTCTGCAGAACACCCGTGATATCATCAACGAGGTTCGTGATTTCAAGAGCTTGTATCAACAAGACAAGATGGATCGCTTGACGGCGGAGAACCTAGCCTTGAAAGGACAGATCTCCCAAAGCAACCAGAACGCCTATTTCGCCGCTACTCTACAGGCGCAGACCGCCCCTCTAGGTAACGCCTTGGGTGATTTGAGCTCAAGATTGGCCAAGATCGAGTGTAACCAGCCGGAGGTGGCAAAGGTTCCTTACTCCCCCGTGGTAGGCATACCCACTTGCGTGGCCGCCCAGTACGGATTAGGCCTAGGTCTCGGTAACTGGGGAAACTTCGGCAACGGATGGGGATAATGAGTTAATAACCTAAAAATAAAGAGTTATGGCATTCATTAGTCCTTTCATAATGGCGAACAAGAACGGTATCCCACGTTTGGAGAGCACGGGCGTTACGGTCGGGACGACCAACGTTCGTTTCTCCTTCCGCAATCACCCGTTCCTGTCAGCCCCGTTTAGCGGGTTGATCTTGTTCCGTCTGGCCCAGCCTATCCCGGCTGGTACTACCGGGACGTTGCCGGTAGTGTTTGACACGAACGGCTCCACGCAGGCGCTAACGACCATTAACGGCGCAGATGTCACGGCATCCGATATAACCGGCACCGGAATCTACTTGTGTTACTATGAGTCGGGCAATAATACGCTCCAGATAATGACGGGAGTGGTGTGAGAGAGTATCAACGAGAGACCGGAGCGATCCGGCTCTCATAAAAACCAAGAAATATGTTCAAGAATCAGAGACAAGGGAATCCTTTATATATCCTTCATAAGGGGAATACGCCGTTTTGTGAGGTTGGAAGCATAGTCAGCGTGTCCCCTCCGAGACCGGAGAATCCAAATTTCAATATGTATGGTCCGCAAGCGAAAATCGTGGTGGACATAAAGGCCAAGGTAGGTGAGGACAACGTCAGCTTCTCCAACGTCCTGTCCGACGTGACCATTACGGATTACCCCACGACAAACGGAGAGAAGCTGGTGGTGTCGTGCGATCTAAGCGCCCTGAATACGGAGATCAACGCCATGATGCAGCAAAGCCGACAGGCGCTTGACAGCGTCGATTACCATAAATCCGTGATCGAAGGGTGCGAGAAGATGCTTGTAGTCCTGAACCCGGAGTTTGCCCGGGAGAAGGAGAGGGAGAGCGAGATCGCTAACATGAGAAGCGAGATGTCCGATCTGAAGGAGGCTAACGCAAGGTTGGTTGCCATGATGGAGCAACTTGTCGGTTCCGTGAACGGTAATAATAACAAGAATAAAAAAACAGAGTGATATGGGAACATATAGCAGAAAACTGAGAGAGCTGATCGAGGAATTCGACGCCATGGAAGACGAGGATATGTTGGAACTGGCGAAGGAGGCCTATAAGCTTGGCTGTAAGGAAGGAAAGCGGAAGGCCATGGAAGGCTATGGCAACCGCATGGAGGAAGACGATGACGATGAGTTCGAGGACGACGACGAGTTCCGTGAGATGTGGGAGCGTGGCGGCTACGGCAACCGTGGCGGCGGTCGTGGATCATCTGGTGGCGGTTATGGCAATCGCCGTGGGGTACCGGGCACCGGACGCTACTCAAGACGCTATCGTAGATAACCATGAGGGGGAACCGGTTTCCCCCTCCTAAAAAAGACAGGAATATGAGACTAGATATGTATGATGATTTCCCTTCCGGGATGCGATCCTACTTGAAGGCGTATGGATGGCATTTCTCCAAGGCCATGTGCGATTGGGCCGTATCCATGATGGAGAAGGAGGACGGAAACGGGAAGAAGGTCAAGATAACCCCCTTCACCAAGGAGCAGGTGGATGAGATGCTAAAGAAGTATAGCGTTGACGTGAAGAAAAAGGTTGGATACGATTATGTTTACGCCGCCAATATGTGCAAGGCCGATTACCTTGGCTCATCCGTGCCTAACGAGCAGTACGCCGCCCTTTATGTCAAGAACGTCTGCGACGATCCGGACGCTTACGACGGGATAGTGTTCACCCGGTTCTATGCTGATTGCATCGGGTCCGGCACGCCTATAATCTGGGAGGAGATGATGTGATGGGAGGCTGGGGCTACATACTGAGGATATTGAAGGGAGAGTCCCCCAAGGACGTGCTGGCGAGTATGCCGGAGAAGGATTTTTACAAGGTATCCGAGGTGGTTGGCAATCTCAAGGCTACCAATCTCACCCGGCAACAAAGGAGGAGGATAGAGCGGGAGTTCAAGACGGTAAGGAGATGATACGACGGGATTACCATATCAAGAGATACGATTGGGTGATCCACGTGCTGTATAACGTCACCTGCTCGAGGACATCCGATATCATAGCCCTATTGAGGAGGGTCGGTTGCCCGGAAAGCAAGATACGGGAGGCTTATGGCAATATGGGGTCGTGCAATCTGGACGTGGGACTTACTTATTCCAACTACCGGCGAAGGGAATCCGTCATGGTGATAGGCCGGACCTCGTCTTACAGGGAGTTCTCCAATTCGTTGTTCCACGAGTGCCGGCACTTGACCGATCACATGGCTATAGCCTTAAATATGGATGTGGGTGGAGAAGAGATAGCTTACCTAAGCGGGTACATAGGAGGAAAGCTAGCTCCCGATATCCAGCTGTTCATTTGTGATTGCAATTGTCTATAAAAACGAGATAAACAGACATATTTATCAACAAAAAAAAAGAAAAGAAAATGGTAACAAAAGCAGATTTAAAAATTGAGGCCGCTCGTCTTGCGACGGAATCCGTAAATGAGGCGCGCGAAAAAGGGGAAAAATTGGAGTTTACTCCTTTAGCGGAAGAAATATATAACTTTCTTCAAAAGGATTTGGATTTGAAGGACACGGATGATCCTCAAGGTATGGTTTCGCAAGTGGCTTCTATGATTGGGGGAATGAATTGGAACAATATATCACCTAAACAAACAGAAGATGGATCAGACACGAAAGAGAATGTTGCTGGCGAAACGGCTTAAACGATCATCCTCGCATTTGGTTAGACCTCTCCCTTATCAAAGGGACACAACAGGTACAGGGTATATGTGGATAATCTTATTGTTTTTCTTATGGTGTCCACTCGTTAATAATGAAAAAAGGTAAGCAACATACAGAAATGAGAGAATCCTCCAAACGCGAACTAGATCGGTTGGTTGATTCTCTCGATTTCGAGCCTGTCAACTTCTATGAGGTGATGGCTCGGATTAGACACTTGATGTGCCTGTTATGATGACATGTATTTTTTTACGACATCCATATTACTAAAGGACATGGATAGAAACCGCACTGAGTCATTCCTTACGCTAGTCAATGCCTCCACGTTGTCTTCAAATGGATTTAACGATTTTATGGCGGAGACAAGATCATGCATACAATAGCATGCCAACAATACATACGATCCCATGACCTCTGAATTGTTTTGTTCAGCGGCTTTATGCAATACTTTGTCCGCGAATCCCATCTTAACCATATTGCCATTGTCATCTTTTTGATACATAGGTATATCAACTCCCATTTTGTCCTTGAAAAAATCCGCTATGGATAAATTAGCCTCTGCTTGTAGGCATCCGTATAGCCTCTCCAAATCTTTCGGGATGGTCTCTTGAACTATATCAGTCCAATCGTCACAGACCAACTCCCTTATGACTGAGTAAGGCTCAAGCCTGTCATTGGGAATATCCATGACTTTCACGCTTCCATCCTCGTTATAGTCATCGTCATCGCCGCCATATTCATTAACGCTCTCGATACGTTTCGAGGAAGCGTAATATTTCCAGCTCCCACCAAACTCTGTCAGGTATTCATCCAGTGTTTTTATCCATCCCCTCAGTTTGTATATGGATTGATGAAGATACATTTCCCACAAGCATGTATCATAAAAAAGATCAATGCAATATCGGCTATTTTCATCATCTTTATTACGAAAAGTACTGGGAGCGGATATGATTCTTGCAGTATTCAAACTCCCTAACACCTTATTGAAAAAGTTGGCCAATAAACTGTCATCATCTATGCGTGATAACAGCCCATAAAAAGGTTTATCTCTCATTAGGCTGAAATTTTAAGGTTATACAAATCAAGGATGAACTTCTTCCCGGCCTCCGTCCAATACATATGCTGGCGTGTCTTTATCTCGCCGTTGCTATCCGTATATGGATGTGGCTTGTGAAAGGTAAACCCCTTGTCCCTGTATTTAGAGTAAAGAAAGTATGTGCCGCTTTCCTTGTATTGCACGCCCCACTCGCAAAGCAGCTTGTTCAATTTGATATCGGAAATACCTAGGCATGAGGCTATCATGTTAACCGTGAGATAACCCTTGGATGAAAGAACCTTGTCGCAGTATTCCGCTTTTGGCGCGGATATCCTTAACTCTTGCGCTTGCAGCTCTATCGTGGCCTGTTTATGCTCATTCTCGATCTCAAGCGTTTTTAGCCGTTCCTCTTTCCTTAATAGAGTGGCTTGCGCTATGGTCAATGCTCGTGCCATGATCTCCTCCGGGGTATCCTCCGGTTTGGCGACCATGTAACCTCCGGTCTTGCGGATTGAGGGGAGAACCTCGTGTGTTATCCAACGAGAGAAAGGTCTAGCTTTTGGACTATCGCTTTTTAATACCGCATCATACATCCCGGCTTCTGATACGTAGACCATCGATTGCATACCGCCGGTAGTAGGGGTGTCCACCAGATGGACGTCCTCTTCATCTAACCTGTTCTTCACGTTTCTGCTATTCGTTATCTCGACCGCCTTGCATATGTCCGCCAAGCAGAATAAGGGGTTATCACTTGTCCCGGCTACTCTAATTTCACCGAAAAGATCGTTCTTGAATATTTCGATTCCTTTCATAATACGTAAGTCTTTTAAATTTCTGACAAAATAATTTTTAACGCTGATTTACAGTGAGGGGCGGTAAAACGCCCCCCCCCCTTTTACAAAGTGATTAATGATTTAACTGATTGATTTTAATTTTCTTAACTCGCTGTAAAGTAGATATATTGTCCCGACATCATCCTTGAAAGTCTCGGAACGTTCCTCATTCATGGTCATGGAGTAATTAAACAGCAGAGTCTATTAAAGACTCTCATAACTCATCCGGAGTGATGACCTTGGAAAAGAAATCATCAAGACCAGACAGGTCGAAATGAATCTTATCGATCATTGCGCACCTCCTTTCTCCATCCCAGCTATAAGGAATGCGAATATCAGTAAGATCAACGCCTTGACATAGCCCTTGGCATCGTCAACGCTTTCACACTCGCATACACCGAACGGTAATACGTTAAACACTTTGGCGACATTTCGCCACGAAAAGAACTTTCCGGCTCTTACGGACACAGGTACGGGCGTACCGGTGGCTTGAATCGTTTGCTTCATCTGGTCTTCGCATTAGATGAATAAAAAAAAAGAGCAACCCCTCATAATCCTAGTTTGCGAAGACCACACATATCGTAGAGATACATGAACGGATTATGGGAGCTGCTTATACTTCTCTCATTCTCTACTGGACCACTCGCTTGCGGTGCCTATGTGTAATCTTCGCGCCGCAAACTTACGAATTTTCCTGGAAAAGCAAACGATATTTTCTATTCTTTTTATTATGAGCCTTACCATTAAGGCTCGGTTAATACTATTCCTCTTAATAGTCTAATAAAAGACCTCATGTACTCGCAATTCTGATTGCAATCATTCATTTGATTGCACATTCGATCATTGTCTTTAGAGAGGTTTGGACAACTTTTCCAGTGAGCATTAATAGCTTCTGCCATTTCCCATTCGGCACCTGCTATAAATCCCTGATAATACGCCGGGAATGCACTACCGCTACTCCTGCTTTCAGCGAATAAATGAGCCGCTTCTTCTACTGTCTGTCTCATATCAATCTTGCTCATATTTATTTATCTCCATTTTTTATGATCTTGACTCTTATCTTATTATTTAATATCCCTTCTGAATTGTACAATACCGTGTGACGGTTACATGTTGGACATATGAAGAATCCCGATAGGTTAAGGGAAGTTTTGATATCCTCTGTACTTAACCTCAATACAGTATGACATACAGGGCACTCGGCCATAATGGTAGAATCTCTTATTATTTCCATGATTTTAAATTATATTTAAATATTGCTAACCACGCATTGTTAGTACATGGTAAACCTATATATTTGCGTTGCGTTTGGTTGGAACATTAACACCTCCAATCTGGTGAACTGTCATTCACCTCCTTGTCCTATCTCCCTTGTCCGAGAAAAGACACAAGCCCATTGTCCTGTAACTTTGGGCTTTTTTTAGTTTCTATTGTCAAGGTGTCCTTCCTTGATAAGCCATTCAATCATTTCTGTGATGGCATCAAAAAGGCTCTCCCTGCAATATGACTTGGCAAGGTTACTTCCAGCGGAATACTTTATAGTGAATTCTTCATCTCGTGGAAGTATGAATAGGTAATAGTTGTATCCCTCACATTCTATTTGATCGGGCATCATCCCGATTAGATAGGATAGAGACCAAGCCGGATAACAACCATCCACACATAATAGGCCGGAGTTGTCCATCCATGATTCTATTATCTGACTTGATACGTTATTGTTTGACCAATCATCGGTTTCTGTTATGCGTTGTAGGTAACAGTCCGCCGATTCCGGTCTCACCCCGGCCTCTAATAGGCGGGATGATTGTTCTTTATTCGTACAAATCTGATTCATATCATTTCAAACTTGGCATTAATATTACATTTATCCCATTCTCGAACCTAAATAGGTTAGGTTCAGATGAAGGGTTCGAAACAAGAACACAAGAGGTGATCTCAAGAAGCTTCATGAGATTTATCATTTTAAGCACACGTCCGGATTTAAAAGGATTCCCGTGTATGTCAATGTCATATTGGGGATCTTTTATCATTTCCCCGGTTTCGCCTAAATGACCCTCTCCACGACATACGGGGCATTCCTCCTCTTCCGTATAGGTCGTTCCATTAAAATAAAACTCATAATCAACCATCCCGGTACCAGCGCAAGCCTCGCACTTATACGTTTCATTTATTATCGGGACGTTGTGGTACAATTCCTTCAACCAAGACAATTCTATGATCTTATGGCATTCTTTCCTTATATTCAACACAGATGATACATCTGGCTTGTCTTGATACGGATACCTAAGACCTATCAAGGATATAGGTATTGTTATAAGCGTGATAGCGTCAGTGGCACATACCATGTCCCCTTGCTTGAACGCTTGGTTTAATGCTGGTATATACTTGTCGTTACCGACAAATAAATTGAGGATTTTTGTTTCATTTTTCATATTTACCCCTCCTGAATAATTACGCATTCAATTTGCTCGTCCCATGTTACATCCACCGGATCGTACTCATACTCTCCATCGGACGTGCGGATCATTACCTCCGCTTCCGGGTCTTGCTCTTGGAGAAGAGCGATTAGTTCTTTATTTCTCATATCAATTTGGATTAAATAGTTAATTACCCGGCTTTCTCAAAAGCCTTATTGAACACCCTCGGATCAAGTATCGCATTCGTTATCGCCGTGAACGCCTTCACGATCCCGGGATGCTCATTTAAGTTTATTCTCACGTCCTTTCCTGTGACCTCGCTCGATAACCGGTCGCTTAGATACTCTACCTTGTCCAGTGCCAGATAGGATAGGGGATTGTAGGCCAACGGGACGATTTTCCGCATCCTGTCGCCGAAATCGCTTATCGTGATCCTCGACATCTGCGCCAGCATGTTTATCGTTGATGACAGCGAGGCGATCCGGTTCGTCATGCCCGATACCCCGTGATCCAGCAATATCTGGCTGATCGTATAGTAGTACCGGTCTATATGAGGTTGCACGTCCTCCTCCATGCTTTGCGTAATCTCGGCAAACGCCTCCTTGTTGGCCTTGGATATCCGGAAGATGTTGGTGTTATAAGCGTTTATCTCCCTCTCTATAACGTTGGCCGTCCGTTTTGCGTTATGCCTGTAGTGCTCGCTATTCCTCATGGCTTCCATGAGCGAGACCGTGTAGTTATACACTTGGTCGTTCACGAAAAGTACCATGTAGGTCAGCGAGGTGACAAGGCCGTTCGTGTCCTTGTCGATCTCTTCCCAATCGTTGTATTGTTTCATGACTTATTCATCGAATTTGATTTGGTACAGGTGGAAACAATTCTCGTGCAGGTTAACAAATTCCTTACGTGGAGGGAATATCTGAGCTACCTGCATGCTGTCCGGCATAAACTTGTATCGTATCTCTTTCAGTTCGTAATATCCGAGCGTGTGATTGGCGGATACGGACAGATGCCATTTACCCATTTCCTTATTTATGAGAATATCCTTTCCTTTGTAGGTGAACATACCCGTCTCGTAGACTCCGTGCTCATCCTCGATATGTTCATATATGAAATCGATCGGAAGCATCGTAAATGCCATTGGTAATGGCCGTTTATATTTCTTCAATTCCTCATTTGTCATTTTCTCTGTTTTTTTATTTACTCATCATAGATGAATGCAGTTTTCAACTATGATGAATGAATTGATGCCTCTATCGCCTTGAATATCTCAAATGCTACTTGTGGGACTATCGCATTTCCATAGGCTTTTATTGACTCTTGTCTCCATTTTGTGAAAGGAATGGCAAGGTAGTCCACATCAAAGGGTAACCCATCATATCTTCTACAAACAGGGGGTTGAGTTGGGAAGTCTTTCCATCGTTTTGCTGACAATGCTGGCCAATCATTACTGGTATATTGCATAAGGCATCGTCTCTTCTTGTCGGATTCGGCAAAAGCCCTGATACAGCAAGATCGTTCAACTCCATTGTCCAGCCTTGCGATATTTTCCTCCTCGATCTCCCGTCCGTTATTTTTGAGCCATGTTTGTAGCTTCTCGCCGTAGGTGTCGGTAGCATCTTTTTGTAGGCCGCCTCCGGTAATCCCTGTTGTTTGCTGTTCGGTCCCCTTCGCTTGAAATCTTGGGCTGTCGGTGTCGGATATAACATATGCTTCACCGCTCCCTCCAAACCTAGACGGCTGCTCGTGCCGTTCTGGTTCCTTATCCGGATCGTATTGTTCCTTGTCACGAATATCTCTCCTTTCCCCGAATTGAAGCCCTCTTGAGCAGTTGGGGTGGGAAGTAGTCCAAATGCCGCTCCCGATGAAAGATTGTTCAATTTCTTTCCCGTACGATCCTTGAGTCGTTCCGCCGCCTTCATGGGATGCTCCACGATCTCCATCGCCCTCGGAGTGGGCAATAAACCATACCCTGTCCCTCTTGTGCGGCGCTCCGACACCGCAAGCTGGAATAAGAATCGGCTGGACGGAATATCCCTCACGCTCAAGATCTCGGCAGATGGTTTCGATAACGTACTCTTGTTCGAGTATTGTTTCCTTGTCAGCCTTTTCAAACAAAGAGGCTTGACTTTCCACCGTAACCTCACTGCCGGGTTGTACCATGCTGGTGATTCCAGCAACGTTCTCACCAATGACCCAAGCGGGTCGTATCTCCCGTATTGCCCGAAGCATTTCCGGCCAGAGGTAACGGTCATCTTCCGCTCCCCTTCGCTTTCCTGCCGTTGAAAATGGCTGACAAGGGAACCCTCCTGTGAGTACGTCAACCTTCCCTCTCCACGGAGTGAAATCAGTTCTTGTAATATCGTCATATTGAATGCTTTTTGGGAAATGAAACCTCAGTACCTTTTGGCACCACTCGTTAATCTCGCAATGGAACAGGTTCTCCCATCCCATCCATTCGGCGGCAAGGTCAAAACCGCCAACCTAAATGCCAGAGAACAGAGATCCGTGAGTTAACCGGCCTCCTTCTCTGGCAAATATTCCTTTCTTATTTTTTTCGTTTAACATTATTCTTTACTCCTTCTTTTGATTTGTCAAATTTTCTATGGCAGCTACAGCACATTCTCCTATATCCATGTTCTACATCAGCGTAATCTCCGGTAACATTGGCCCATTCATATCTTTTAGAAGGGTCTACTGTTCCACACACCTCGCAATGTATTGGCCTGCCATACAACGATTCTACTCTTTTATGGAATGTTGCGTATGTTGCATTATCTCCAACCCATGAATTATTGTTCTTTCCTAACTGATTCCTTTTCGCAGCTTTTCTACATTTATATCCATTCCTTCGAAATGAATTGTAGATAACTTTTTGAGTAGTGCCAAGCTCATTAGCTATTTCTGTTTGCGTCATTCCTCTTTCATACATCTCTGCTATCTTTTGAAAATCAATGCGATAAGTTTGAGATTTAGCCTTGCAACCAATTGAGCAATATTTAGAATTGCTAATGTAAGCCTTGTATGATTTGCCGCATACCTTACACCTTAATATCTCCATTGGTAAATATGTTTATTATTCAATGATCCATGTGTCATGTCTCTCTCGTTTTAGCAAAAACTACGCTTTCATGGTCCGGCCTCAGATGGGCCATGCAAGCGGATGAGTATTCGCAAAACCTCGCTCCCTCGTCCCTGAAGGCACAGCCCTTGCAAATTGTTGCCTTTGTATTGGTGCAGGGGACGAATCTCATCACTTGCACGTTTATTTCTCCTATTTTTACCGTGAACCCGGTAGGGGTGTTCCTTAATCTCTCTGTTATTTCCATGATCTTGTTCTTAAAATGGCATGTCCTTGTCATAACTCCCGTAATCGTAGAACTTGGTCATACCGTCATTATGCTTGAATTTTACTAATCCAGTAGCCCCATCTCTATTTTTGGCCACGATCAACTCCCCATAGTTGCGTTCGACGTTCCCGTTCTTGTCCTTTACCTCGATCTTGTAATACTCCGGCCTATGGATGAACATTACGATATCAGCGTCTTGTTCGATAGCCCCGGATTCCCTAAGATCTGAAAGGAGGGGTTTCTTGTCCGGTCTGGCCTCGTTGCCCCTGTTCAATTGGGATAAGAGCAAGAAGGGAACCTTTAACTCCTTCGCCGTGATCTTGGCGGTCCTTGACATCTTGGCTACCTCCCGCTCACGGTTCCCTTCCCGTTCCCCGCTCTCCGCCAATTGGAGATAGTCGGCCATGATGATCCCGCACTTGCCTTGCTTCTTCAGTATCTTGCATCGTGAGCGGATGTAATCCATCGTAACGCACGGGTTGTCATCGACATAGATCGGGAGCCTCCAAAGCTCGTTGACTGCCGTCTCTACCTTGTTGATCTCCTCGTTTGTCATATACCCGGACTTGAACCGTTCCGGATCTACGTCGCACTCGGATAGGATCAACCTGTTGGCCAAGCTTATGTCGGACATTTCAAGCGAGAATATAGCCACGGGCGTGTTGGATTTTGCCGCCGATTTGGCCAAGTGAAGCATCACGGCGGTATTGTGAGTGACTATGTAATCATCCGTTATGTACAAGGCCTTCTCATGCGATACCGATATGCACTGGCATTCAACCCTGCGGTTGGTCGGTGTCACGGACATCACGGTCAAAGGCTTGTTTCTCCGGTCCATCCTCACCCTGTCGAATTTCCTTGGGAGCGTGAAGCATTCCCTAGGGTTGTCCGCTACGATCACGAGCCTGAAACTGTTCCTTTTCCGCTCGCCATAAAGGAATGAGCGTCTTTCTCTCAAGGAACATTTATATCCCAAAGACCAGCAAAGCGTTTGTACGCCTCTCGCCAATTTGACACTCGTGGTGTTGTAACATATAGCCCCATTCTTGTCTATATCCCCATCAGTGTCAAGAAGACCGTTCAACAGTTCTACTCTTTGATCCCTACATGTGTCAATGTACATGTCCGGAATGAACTTCTCGTAAGAATGGGCGTTGAGCAATCCTAGGTTCTTCAACTCTGCCAAGTACTTATTGGCCTTCCTGTTCTCCGTGTTGGTTATTAGGTATCGATCATCTGAGGCGATAACATCGTAGTCAACCATACCTCGGATCTTGTCTGCGATAAACTTATCTGGCTTGCACCAGCTAACCCCTTTGCCCAAGATCCCATCCCCTAACAAGACTCCCATGAGATATGGTGGGATCACGAAATCTTTCCTGTCCCCGAATATCCCGGAGAAACGAGGAATGCTTATTCTGCCGGAATATCTTTCCTTGCTTATCAAGTCCATAAGCTCCAAGGTAGATACTACCCTTTCGGCCTTGGAATTGAACTTGGAAGATATTACGCTCCATAGGTGACTTCCGCAGCATTCGATCTTGCGACCGTCCGAGAACTCGACCATGTATGTCTTGACATACCCTTGCGGGAATATGCCGGTCACACGTGATTCCGTCCCGTCTACGGAGCAAACTTGGTCGCCTATCGCCAGATCCTTGTTCAGTTTCCATCCGGAAGGTGTCAAGACCTTGGCATCCATCCTTAGCGCCTTTCCCATGGAGGGCCTAGCCGCTATTATCACCAAGTTTCCCGGCTGCCATCCGTTCGTGATCTTGTTCAGGTCGTGAATACCCGTGTCAACACCGGATCGGATGTTTTTCCTCGCCATCTCCACACGCTTGTATAAACCGTCCATGGAGCCTTTAAGGGCCTTGGATATATGCTCGCCATTGGACTTACCGATAAGTTCCTCCATGAGGCTCTCTGATCCGTTTATGGCCTTGTGCAGTACGTCCCCTATATCCTCGTTGGAATAGATGGCGTTCTCAAGGTCGTTGGCGATAGCCAGCCCCTTCCTCTGTATGGACCGTTCCTTGACGATCATGGCATGATCCAGTATATGGGCCGATGAACCGATCTTGGAGGTAAGGGAAGCTATGTATATCGGCCCCCCAATACTCTCAAGCTCCCCGGATGACAGCATCGCTTGCGTGACCGTCATCATGTCTATGGGCTTTCTCTCCTTGTATAGCCCGGATATGGCCTTGAATACCGATTGGTTCCTCTTGTCGTAGAAATCGACCTCCGATAGCTCCGAGGCGATTTTCTCGAAAGCGTCGCTCTCTATGAGGCAAGCCCCGAGTATTATCTGCTCGATCTCCTTGGCTTGGGGAGGCAGCCTGCCGTCAATCGGGGACGATGTAAACCTGTCTCGATCCATTCTGTTGCTTGTCTTCATTCTCGTTTATATTTTCAAACTCACTCTCCCATCTTCGCTGGTTTATCCAAGTTGTCAAGTGCGGATATTCGGGCACCCAATTGCCGGAATTCTTTTTCTCGTTATGCCATTCTATCTCTTTGCTTATGGCTAAAGGCAATAAGTCTATGACCTCGGCATAATCCTTATGCTTTTTGACAAAATTGTTGAATTCAACGTCAAGACCTTTTTTAGTGCCCGGATATGATTTTCGGAAAGCCTCGAATTTTTCTTTTATATATTTTCTTTTTTTATCATTATCAATATCATTATCATATAGGGTTATCTTCGGTAATGTTGGGTTATCTTCGGTTATCTTCGGTAATGTTGGGTTATCTTCTTTACCCTTTGAGTAATAGGGGTTTGACTTGCCTTTCTTGAAATTTGGATTACCTCCTTTTTTACCGGATTCCCTATTGTTGGATACTCTCTCATCATATTTTTTTTGATTGAAATCGATTTCTCTTTTAATGAAGGAGAATGCCATTTTAGCCTGCGGTCTCAGCTCCGATAGTGTCCCCGATACGGCATACCTAATAACCGCCTCGTACACTTCAAGTCTGATCTCCGAAGGATAATCCACTAACACCTCGTACCAATCAGCATTAAAAAGAAATGTTTTTTTAGATGTGTCCATGTCAATATATTATTCCTCTATTATACAATTCCTCCCTATATTGCTCCAACGCCTTAAGGCATCGCTCCTTGTCCATGTATCCCATTGGCATTATTCCGGCCAACCTTGCGTTGCATCGGTCTATGCCATATTTGAGATCCTTGTTTGACATTTTCTTTATATCCATGTTATCTCTTTTTAAAAGTGTTACAAAATCTCGTGGAGTTAGCGACTCTTCCTGCATCATGTATGATGCACCAAACGCATAGACCCTTGTGAGGATGTCCGTTGGCGCAATCGCCACATTTCACCTTTTCTTGCTCGTCTTTCTTCTTCGCCATATCACCAAGTCTTTATTTTTATTGGTAGATCGGCGTACCACCAAGCCAGAATCGTAGCGTCACGTTGATCTTGGTTCGTTCTCTTAGGCAAGGGACCGACTATGTAGGAGAGTTCCTCATGGGTTATCTTGCCCTCGTCCCCTTTCCAATGCTTGGTCAAAGGCTTTACCTCCTCGCAGGGAATCCCTATGTGCTCGCACATCTGGAGAAGCAATATCCCGGTTTGCTGGTTACGACCTACATACTTGGCTATCCTCTCGCCGGATTTACCCCTAGCCTTATGGAAGTTGCTTTTTTCGTTAAGCCATCCGGCCTCGACAATGACCACTATGTCTATCACCTTGTATCTCTCTCTTGCCTCCTTTATGAAATCGACCAACACAGGGAAGGGGAGGCTCTTTAGAATTAGCTGTCTCGTGGAAGGAGACAGTACGCATACGCCGGATTTATCTATGTCCGGGTCAACGGCTATCACTAAATCATGTTTTTTCTTTCCCATGGATTTCTCCTTTCTTTGTCGTTTATTAATAAGAATACGGCCAAGATCACTGCGATTAGACCTAGCATCGCGGTGATAAGGTATATGGCCATTGTCAAGTGATCTAAATCTTGTATTGTTTCCATATTAGATATTTGTTATTCGTGGTGGTAGCAGGATTTGAACCTGCACGATAGGATTGATGTGGATTGTCAGGTTTTATTTTCAACCTATCTAACACTTAGCAGAGAATTTCACTCTACGATTAACCACACTCAATTAGCGTCTACCAATTCCGCCATACCACCGTGTTTACCCCGCATATCCTCACGGACGGCGGGGATAATCATTATTAAACTAAATCTAATACCATGAAAAACACACTCTAATATTAATTATCTGTTTTGCCCTTTGGTACGCTATCAGCGTCAAACGGGAAGATGTCCATAATAAGGGTCTCGCTTACCATTGCCAAGGTATAATCCGCCAAGGTCCCTTTCATATTCTCCTCGAAGCATGAGATTGCTTCCTTTAGGCCGCTCGCCTGTACTATGAATCTGGCCGCTGTTTTCTTCTCCATACCGCTCTTCTCATCAAGCGTGATAAAATAGATCTTAATCTCATAAAATCTATCACCGTTATCGTTAAAGAATAGTTCCGCTATCTTTTTACGTGTTATGTCGGCGATAGTGAACTCTCCGGTAATGTACGGCCTTAATTCCTCTATCGTGCGTGCTTCAGCCTCCGTATAGGAGAGGGCATCCACTAAATAGGGTTCGACCACTCGTTTTTGCATGCCGTTCTCCAGCATCTTCTCATATGCGACCTTGCTAATAAACCAGTTTCTCATATATACTTTAATAATTAATGTTATACTTCTTTCTTTCGTATTGTGGGACATACCCTTTGCAAGGAGTATTCCCGTCAAGTAAGGCCGATTCCGGCCTTACAGTTTCCCCTTCTTTTTTAGACGGGGCTGTCCAATGCTTTTGCCGTTGATGGCAAAGGCAGTGTCTTTTAGAGCAAGCCTCATTGAGGCAGTATTTAAGATCTCTCATTTCTCTTATAGGTTTCCAGCTTCTTGACCTCCTTTTTAAGGAGTCTGGCCGCATCCATGTATTTGACGCTGCCATAAGGAGCGGTAATAATAATGTTGGTATGCCTCACGATCTTATCGATAAGGTAATTTGGAGGCCTGTCGCTTTTTCTCATCTCCTGCAGTATTGTTGATACATTTCCTCGTAGCCGGGATCGCCGAAATAGGGAAGATAGCAACCCAGATCGGTTTGCGCCCAGACTTTCATCTTATCCATGAGTGAGGACAGTTCGGAGGTTGTCATGGCGGAAGTCTGGTAATCTACCTTTTGCCTCTCCCCGGTTATCCTGTTCGTATCTTCTCTCATCCCTAGCAAAGCCCTCTTGACATCCCGTTTACAATCTTCTAAGGAGGTATAGCCGATATGATCCGATATCACTTGACACCATAGATGGAAAAGGGCGTTTTGGTTCAAGGTCCTTCGCCTCGCTTTCTTCGTGATCTCGAAAGGATCGGTGCCGGACATTAATTTCTTATAGTACATGTCGGCTCGTTCCCGGTCGAACTCGCTTGTTGGATTTATAAGCATATATCAAAAAGGAATATCATCTATAGGTTGAGCCATAGGCGGGAAATCAGATTGGGATGGAATGTCGTTGGCGGTCACTTGAGGTCTGGAACCGGCACTGTCGCTCTTTCCGCATAACATGATATCGTATGCCAATATATCGGTAACATACCGTTTTATACCGTCTTTCTCGTACTCCCTGTAATTGATCGTCCCTAGGATTGTCACCTTGTCTCCCTTGTGGATGTATTTCTCAGCTATATCGGCCAGTCCACGCCATGCCACGACGTTATGCCATTGCGTCTTCTCCGGAACATCCGTGCCGTCCTGCCTCTTGTATCCTCCGGTGGAGGTGGCCAAGGAGAATGTCGCCGCCTTGACCCCATTATCGAAAGTCCTTATTTCCGGATCCTTACCTACGTTGCCTATCAATAGGCATTGGTTTATGCTCTTGCTCATGCTCTTTTATGATTTGTAGATTGGTAAATTATCGAATAGCCCCCTGAACTTGGACCATTGGACGAACTCCTTAAGCAATATACGATTGTCTTGCTCCATGGTGTTATACCAATGACATCCGATAGCTGGGGCGTAAGGCTTAAGCTCCAGTCCACGGACATCATAACCATGTTTGTCCTTGTCGTATCCGACGAACTGGAACAAGTCGAAAAAGAAGTCTCCCACGCCGAATAGCTCCATATAGAATCTCCACTGGCAACTATCCGTATAATCGGAGTCCTTTATAGGGGAGTATTTCGTCTTTATGTCCCTTATCTCAAGTCCGTTTATGATATCGGCACAACCCGTTATAACTATTTCCCCCATGTCCATGTATTCCCTTATCTCGTGGAAGGCATTGGGGAAGCGGTCCTTGTATTCCAGAGCTGTCTTGCATTGTTTCAAGTCCAGCTTCACGGGGTAGCCGTCTATATCGAACTCCCTCCCCGGGATCTCCGTCTCCGTCCCCGGGATCTTTTTGCATCCGAGGGTATCGCCTTCCACTATCTTATGGAAGGCCGTCCCCACTCTCGTATACTGGTTTCCCGTGAATTGCCCGGTGAGATTGTCTATGACCGATCGCTCGTCATCATATTCGGAATGTTCCGTTATGTAACGCCTGAATTTCTCCAGTTGGGTTACCCTAAGCAACCTTTTCATCCTTGACGAATTTACCCGTTTCCTTGTTAAATACGAATCCTTTCTCTCCTAGGACTTTTATCATCTTTTCCTTGAAAGGTCTCTCGAATACCTTGTTTAGAGATTGTTTTATCTCTATCATACGGTTCGCCTCTTCCTCCGTCTCCACGGCTTCCAGCGCTATATTCGCTCGATCCAGCGCTTCCATAGCGATCCTTTGTTCCTCGGTCTTGCTTTGTATGGCCTTTTTAACCTTTGACACTATACCGGCCATGAAGGAGGGGAACTCCGTTGAGTTGCATTCAGGTATCACGGTTGGCGGTATTTGTGCCACGTTCTTCCCTACGGTGGTATCCGTAGGATCGAAACATATGGTTCTCTTTCCGTTTATCATGGTGATAAACCCCACTTGATCCGCTATACGGATCAACAGGTCCTTGGATTGTCCCGTGCAGTCCGGGGAATGCTTTATCAAGTCTCCCTCTTGGGTCTCCTTGTCATGGCATACGAAGATGATATCCGAGCAATCGGATCGTCTCCTGTTGACGAAGTTCTTGAACTCGTCCGCTATGTAACCGAACAATTTAAGCTTGTTCTTGCTCAGCTTGTAATCTTGCTTAACCCCGTATACGGCCAAGAAATCATCCAGCATTGATTTCGCCGTGTCCACTATAATGGTTTTATATCCTTTCATCGAGCCTTCCTCGGAAAGAATATCCTCCCATGTTTGCGCCGTAAGCGTGTCAACTTGATTCGCCGCCCGGTCAAATCCCCGGTCGCAATCGATCAATAATGGGTTCTCGCTCGTGTTGGAAAGAGATGTCTTTCCTGTTCCCGGCGTGCCGTAAATGACCATGATAATAGGTCTAAGCGGCCTAACGTCTGTTTTCTTTAAAATAGGCATAATATTTATTTTTAAAATGTTTCGTCAGCCTCCGGGAGTCGAACCCGGACTAAGACCATCGGCCGCCCTGCCCTTATTACCGTGTCCCTTTCCACCGGGCCAATGATATCGTCATGGCCTACCACTTGTCTAGGATATCGGTTGCCGGTCTGGGTCGGGGTTGCACCTCGTAAGGGCGGGATGTTACCAATTATATGAATCACATAGGAACCTAAGCTCCTCCATGCTCTCCTCATATTCCTCGTTGTCTTCCTCCCCGTCGTACTCCGGTTCGCCGCCGGGGTCTTTGATGTAGATGTCTCTCATGCTCTCCATCGATAAGCAAGGCCTTGAATTTATTCGATCTCGATAATCTCAAATTTTCCTTTCTTTATATATATCTTATGATTGAAGTAATCTTTGACTATTCCATGATCGAAAACTGTATTTATGTTCCCAGTGCAATCCTCAACATATGAGTTATCGTAAGCCTCGACCGTGGCAGAGTCGTAAGCCTCGACCGTGGCAGAGCCGCAAGCCTTGACCGTGGCAGAGCCGCAAGCAAATGATTTAGCATTAGAGATGTGTTCTTTTCTTGTGTAAATGCCGGCTTCGGCTAGTTCCTCTTCAGAAAAGTTATTTTCAAGGTAATTTGCGTCAATCATCTTGGATGCATTCAAGACCCAATCCCAATTATCGGTTATCGCTTTCAGTAAGTCCTGTTTGCTTTTTGCGTTTAACCACATCCTGTATCCATCTTGGCAAGCATTATGTTTTTTAGCCCGTTCAAGCAGATCTTCTTTTAATTCTTCGAATGTCTTCATTTTTTATCGTTTATTAGTTTAATGATATCTTTTCTTATCTCTATCAATTCTTCCTTGCTAAGAGAATTTAGCTCGTCTAGGATATCGTCCTTCTTGGATCGGTTCGGTCTTGAAGGGCTTGCACCACGTATATCACCCCGAAATCATTTTTCTGACTCATAAGTCATTATTACGATTTGATGTACCACAATAAAGATTGATATGATCGCTAGGATCAAGAGGTGAATATTGAGAGGTTTTTCGTACCACTCAAATATTGACACTATTGATATCAGCCCTAATATGGTAGCTGCGATCATCCTTAGCGAGAAGATGATAATGCTCTTTATGGCCCGGAATATCTTCCAGAACCATGCTTGGTTTCTCTTTATCATATGTTGTTGATTTAAATATCTTGATGTGAAAAGGCCTCATATCCTCACGGACGGAGACCTGCGTTGCAAAAATTGTGACTTTGATTTTCTGATTGAATAAGCCCCCCCTAGGGGTGAAACGTGCTCCCTGCCGGGCTTGAACCGGCGACCCTAAAGGCTCTGGCCATCTGAGCTAAGGGAGCGTTTGCCGGGGAATCCCACCCCGGCACAGTTTAAGTAAAAACTAATATTCCCTAATTGCCTGCCTCACGGCGGTATATTAAGGTCTTGGGTGAAGTGTATAATAATTAGCAATGTGATTTAAGCGTGGTAGCCGGGGGAACTCGCACCCCCTGTAACCCTAGATAAATAATAAACAAGATAACCAATCTAACATTGGACGCACGCCTTGATCGTGCGGCTAAACGAATAATATTAAAACTGATCATGGTTTGCTACCTGCCCTAAGTAATTCTTAGGGTGGAATCCTTCTTTCTTTCATGTGATTAACTTGGTTATTAATAGGTCTATCGGTCTTTTTCGTCAACATCTTCAACCTCGCTCTCGAGATCGTTCTTGATCTCATTGATAGCTTGGATGGTGTTGTACGCGTTGATAATCGTCTCCTTGTACTCGATCAATTGATTGATCTTGCTCTTGTAATTTACCCCGTCGTCACCTAGGTTGTTTATCTCCTCGTGATACCGGATGTCGGCTAATACCTTTTGCTCCTCTACGTTGTTTAACGCCGAGTCAAGAGCTCTCATGATCTCTTGACTCCTTAACTCTGACAGTCTCTCTGTTTGTTTTTTACCCCTAAGGATAGAAAGGATCTTTTTCATACTCTCAATAATTTTGTTGTTTTTATTAAATGGATTTTATCGCTAGTGATCGTTGTACATAATGAGGCAAGGGCCATTGAAAATCTATCGCATCTTTCTTTAACGAAAAAATCGTCTAAGCTGCTTACATTTGGATTTCGAGAGATCTCGAATCCATTGCCGGTAAATCCTGTGCCAAGGATATTTCCTTGTAATTCATTTTCCATATTCTTTATATTTTAATGTTCGCTCCCCCACAACCTCCAACGGTTTCGAACCCGAATGATAACGGGTGGGGGTATTTTTATTATAAGTAGATTCTTCCGGCTTATGCGTCACAGGTGCGATAAGACCATAAGCCGGAAGACTTGTTAATGTGGTCTCGTCTTTTTGGAAAAGAACCTTTCCTGAGCGAGCTTTACGTCCACTAGGATATATTTGCCATTTTGTTTTATGGCATCCCCGAAAATCCCCTTCTTCTTGTATCTCGCTATGGTGGATGTACTTACTTGGAGCAATTTCGCCAAGGAATCTAGTCCCCTAACGTATTTCCGGGATGGATCTTCTTCTTTTTGGGTGGCTAGCCTTGATATGATCAAGTCCGCTAGTTGTCCGGCTGTCACTTGGGTTGCCGGTAATTCCGCTATATTCTCCATATTGTTATTGTTATAATGTTATATTCCTCCCTCTACAGCCTCTAAAAGCCCTAGAGGATATCTCTATTCTAGCTATGGACCGGCACCTTTGCCTTGCCCTTCTCATTTCCAGATGAGAATCCACGCAAAGGATAAGTAGCAAGACGCACGCCACGGCTGAATGAACCATCTGTTGTATATTTACGTTAGCCTTTATATCGCACAGTCTCTCGCATAGCTTTATGGCCAATTCCCTCCCGTTCCTTACGCCAAGTATCTCGAAAGCCGTCCTTAGCTGGTTTATGATCGTATGCAACGACCTGTGTTTTTTCTCGGCTATCTCCTTTTTCTCGAATCCCACGGCGTAATACTGGGCCGTGTAATCACATTCCTCGGTTAACTCGGTGAATACCCTTTCCATGATCTGTCATGTTAAGCGTCTGACATAAACGATCCCTTCTTCCTTGTTTGATACGGAAGACCATTTTCTTCCCTCTCTATAATACTTAGCGTTTAACAGAGACACGTTATTTCTAACCGTCTCTAACACTTCTATAGGGAATGATAGTTTCTCAGATACTTTCATTTCTCTGATCTTTCTTTTGCTTTCCACTTTTTTCTGCATGATTTACATTTCCTTTTTATTTATAATAGCTCCCCTACAACCTCCAACGGTTTCGAACCCGAATCATAGACGGGTAGGAGAGTGTATCTTA